GCTTCAACACCAAACGGTACAGACAATCTTTTTTTTGAATTATATTCTGGGGCAACTGAAGTAGAGGCTGCAAAACAAAACGGCTGGAAAGCAGAAAAAGTTGATTGGTGGGAGTTCCCGGGTAGAGACGAAAAGTGGAAAGAAGATACAATAAGGTCTCTAGGTAGTAAGGATGCATTTGATCAAGAATTTGGAAACGTGTTTTTACAAACCGGTGAAAGCGCAGTTGATGAAAAACTATTTGAAGAAATGAAAGCAGAATGTTCGGAACCTAAATTTGTTTTTGATGAGGGACATTATTTGCTATGGGAAGAGCCAAATAGAGATCACATTTATGTTGCTGGTGTAGATATATGTGAAGGTGTTGGTGAAGCTGCAAGTGTAATTCAAATATTTGATTTAACAGATTTAAGAGAAATAAAACAAGTCGCTACATATCACAATAGAACTATTAGCCCTTACAACTTTACTGCAAAACTTTATGAAATTTTAAATCATTGGGGTTCTCCTCTAGCATTAATCGAAAGAAATAATTGTGGTGCGCAAGTGGTAGATAGTTTACGTAAAGTACATTCATATGAAAATATTGTTTCATATGGACCAAAAGTTGGTGGAACAGTTTTTAATAAATTAGGTGTTTTAGCACATACAAATTCAAAATACAAAGGTGTTATGAATATGCGCTACTGGGTTAATGAAGTAAGAGCAGTTAAACTCCGTGATTATAATACTTTAAGTGAATTAAAATCTTTTGTTCGTTATCCAAACGGAACATGGGCAGCTAAGCCGGGATCAGACATATGGGACGATAGAGTCATGAGTATGATATGGGCGCTTATGATTTTAGAAAATGAACTTGCAGAAAGGCACTTTGAAATTGAACAATTTGATAATAATAAAAAACCTCTTAAAGTAAGATCGCTTGATTATGGAGTAAAACATTTTCTAAATCCATCTTCAATTTATACAAACGAGAAGCTAGGCGATGAAGGGTTAAAACCGATGCCTGTAGTTATGCAAGGTAATCCTAATCAAAGCGCAAATGAAGATTTACAAGAGTTAGAAACGATGGGATGGAGGAGAATAAATTAATATAATATGACAAATCTGGCTAATTACACCCAAAGCCCGTTTAATAAAAGTAGAAAAGATAAATTTCTTTTTGTATTGAATCTACCAAAATGTTTAAAAGATATATCTACAAAATTTGACAGATCTAATGAAAAGGTTATTCCAGATTCATTACAATTCTCTGTTTATGGTATTATAGTCCCTACTATAGAAATTTCTCCAGTTAATGTCAGATATAGCGGTCAAACGTTAGCAAGTTCTAGTTATTCACGCGAACCCTATGAAACAGTTACAGTCAATTTTACTATAGATAATAGGTTTAATAATTACTGGATAATCTATAAATGGTTAGATATTTTAAATAATGCTAAAACCGGAACATTTGATAAAGAAGATCTTATAACTAGTACAGTTGTTGACAAAACAAATTCTGCTAATGCTGAATATTTAAAATATAGAGCTAATTTTTCTATATTTGCGCTAGATGAATACGATAAGAGAACAATAGAATTTAAGTATATAAATGCTTTTCCTACTGCTTTAGGCGGTATAGATTTTAATAATAGAGACGAAGGTGAAATAGAAACTAATTTTTCTTTTAATTATTCACAGCTAGAGGTTATAATGGTAACACATACAGATAGTTTATAAAAAAGTAAAAAGTTTTATCCAAAAAAACATAAATACTTTATATGGCACGCACAATCCAAAGCCCCGGAGTTGAAATACAGGAAATCGATCTTTCGTTAAAATCAGTTGGAACACCTTCAACCACAGTACTTATTCCTGGTTTTGCTCCCAAAGGCCCTACTTCCGAGGTAATTAGTGTTACTTCACTCTCTGAATTCGAACAAGTTTTCGGTACACCCACAAATGCAGCAGAAAGATACTTTTATCATACTGTTAAAGCAGTGCTTAATTCACCAGCAAATGTATTAGTATATAGATTACCTTATGGTGCTGATGCTGGTGTTGATATTTCAAATGATTATAGTGCACTAGTTTACCCTGTACTTTCTTATGCTGACGGTTCTATAGATTCACAGCTTAATGAGCCGAATAGTGTTTATTTCTTCGGTTCCCCAACACATCTTAAGTTGACACAAGAAGAATATCTTTCAATTTTACGCGGCGATGCTTTTAATTGGGCAACCGACACTAATAGTGTTAGATATTTTAATAGTGTTGGTTCTCTTAGTGGTGCAGGGGTAATTGTTCTCAATAAAGCGCAATCAACCATTAATACGAAATTTGAAGGTTCATATATAGGTATAATTGATAACACCAACTTAAATCCTGCTACACCTTTTAACGATGTAAACGCCGTTAATACAATTAATACAGAAGATATTTCAATTCACGGTAATGATTATGTTTATGTACCGGAAGTAAGATTAAACTTTCCTCTTTCTGCGACATCCACAGGTGTTCAAGGCAGCGTTTCTGAAGTATTAGAAAATATTCCTAGCTTTGATATTTCTTCAAATCAATTTGACGATACAGTAACACTCGGTGTATTTAAACTCCGTCAATCTGTATTTTCTCCTGATACTATCGCATTAGATTATGTCCTCCAGGAAGGTTATACTGCGTCATTTGATGCTAATAGACAAATCAACAGTGTAAACGGTGGACCTGCAGTAAGTTTCTTTATAGAGCAAGCAGCAACAGCTTCTACAAACGTAACACTTTTAATTAACCCAGCTATTTCAAATAAAAATAGCAATACATGGCTTGATATAAATGGTATACCAACAAAGAAAGTTCGCTTTTTAACAAAAGCTACAATTAACCCTTTAGATGGTGAAACAAATCAAGCTTATATTACTAGAATGGGAGCTCCATCTGGTGATGTATTAGATACTGCTGATTATCTTGGATACACAAACGCTCTTTTCCCTCTAGGTGATTACAGTAATCAAGATCTCACTACAAAAATAATTGGTAATGTACCTGCAAAGCTTAATACAGCTTTTGAAAAATTAAATAACGTCGATATATATCCCCTTAACATTTCAGTTGAAGCGGGACTAGGAACAATTTATGTTAATTCATTTAACCCTGTAACTAATGGTTATTTTGATGATACTGTTCCTTACGATACAATTATTGATCAGCTAACTCAACAAAACCCACCTTCAATACCACAAGTAGTTACTAGATATAACGATGTTGCTTCAGAGTTTTTAGGTCTTGCAAATAATCGTAAAGACCACTTATTTATTGCTGATGCTATTACAAATATATTTGTACAAGGTTCTAATGTAAAGACGTTAGACGATCGTTCGAAAACGTTTTCGCAAGACATTTATTGGCCACTAAAAAATCAATTCTCCGGAATTAATTCAAGCTATGCTACTGCATTTGCAAATATTGCTAAAGTTGCAGATATTGCTTCAAATCAACAAGTTTGGGTTCCTTTCTCAGGCTTTGCTGCAGGTACAATGGCAAGCACAGACAGCAATTTCCAGCCCTGGTATGCACCCGCAGGCTTCACAAGAGGTGTTTTAACTGGTGTATCTGATATTGGAGTTTATCCTAAGCAAAAGCAGCGCGATCAGCTATATAAGATCAATTTAAATCCCGTCGCGTTTTTCCCTGCTGAAGGGTTTGTAATCTTCGGTCAAAAGACATTACAAAAGAAGCCAAGCGCTTTTGATAGAATTAATGTACGTAGACTATTCTTAAATCTTGAGACTGCTACAAGAGATACACTAAAGTATTTCGTATTTGAACCAAACACACTGTTTACACGCACTCAAATTATTAATACAATTACACCAATATTTGATAATGCTAAAAATACACAGGGTATATATGATTATCTGATCATCTGCGATGAGAGAAACAATACACCCTCAGTTATAGATGATAATACAATAGTAATTGACATTTATATTAAGCCCGTACGAGCCGCAGAGTATATACTCTGTAACTTCTACGCAACTAGAACTGGTACAAACTTCCAGGAGATTGTATCGTAATAGATAAATAATTTTATGGCAGACGTAAATCAATTAATTACAGACTTTTACAGGGTAGCGACAACTAGAGAGTTTGCTCGTGACTTTAATTTCAGAGTACTCTCAATTAATACTGGCGGTGCAAGCACCGTTACATTTGATGAGAATGATTTAGTATATGTTAAGACAGCTAGCCTTCCTGGAAGAAATATTACAAACGTACAAGTACCTTACATGGGCTTGAAATTTAATGTTCCTGGTTCTGTTGAATATCCTGGTAGTGAGAGTTATGAAATGACTTTTTATGCTGATGCAAATTCACAGATCCGTCAAAAATTTGAACAGTGGTCAACTGATATTTTTGATGATTCTAATTCTACAGGTAATTACTTTTCACCAAAACAAACAGCTATTATTGATTTAGTTCAGCTTGATAATCAGTTAAATAAAGTAGCACAGTATCAGTTAGTAGGCGTTTCAGTTAGAAATGTTGGTGCTCTTAATTACACAATAGCTGAAGGTACTGGTAATATTGTTGAATTTACAGTAACGGTCTCTTACCATTACTGGAGAAAAACAGACTAACTTAAGTTTAAGACCTAAATAATTAGGTGAATAATCCGTTTACTAGTGCACTGAATTCTATCGGTGATAACTTTAGTGGTTTAGGCGCAGGTACAAACTCATTAATAGCTCCACAAGCAGTAAATTTATTCGGGTTTAATATACCTGGTGTCCCGATAGTAAGCGCAAGAGATTATTTTCTTGTGCAAATGGAATCGTGGTTCACCGCAATTCCTAAAACATCACAGTGGATAGTTGTTATTGATAGATACCCACCAGCTATTAGATCAAGTATTATTCAAGGATTAGAAAGACATGATGGTAGTAAAAAAGGCTACGATATTTCAACAGCTGTAAATATTTTAAAAAGTTTTCCGCTTCAAAAAGTTGCAGGATGCTTATTTGCGCATAGTATTGCTCTCCCTCCCGAGACATATGAAGTAACTTCTACATCTGTAGCTAATAATAGAGGTTTTTTACCTGGTATCTTAGCAAGCGGTAGAGATTCCACACCGCCAGTTCTTCAGATTGATTTTCGCGAAACTAATACGTCTTTTATCGATTTTGTAATAAGACCTTGGACGATTCTAGCATCGCATTACGGGTTTGCTGCTAGGCCCGGCGATATAGGGTCTAAAAAAGATCCTTTCAACATGAAGTGTAATATGACTTTATTAAATTATACTTTTACGTATCATAGTATTTCTATGGTACCTCGCAAAGCGTTTACTTTTTATAATTGTGTACCTACACAAGTCTCTGAACAAAACTATAGTTATGATTCAGAATCACTTACAACATACGGTACTAGATGGACATACTCAAATTATTCTGTAGAAAATAGTCTTTACTTGCCTATTGCTGATATAGTTAATAGAATATC